ACTTCCAAGCTTGTCGATATTCAGGCTCATCTCAAGGGCCGGATCAAGGAGTATGGAGCTTCGGAGCAAATGGCCAAGCTGGATCGGATCCTCACGGCTGCTATCAAGGATAGCGACACTGCTAGGTCTGGTGATATGGCTGCATTTGTTCGCGTTCTGACTCAGACCGTTGTGATTTGAGAAAAGATTTCTCAGACCGCTTGACTTCTCTCCCAACAAGCCCGATAACAGGATCACACATGAGCAACTCTCTCTTTATCTCGGTCGTTTTTTTCTCCCACTTCTCCGATGTTGAGGATGAGACTCCTACCAAGGAGTTTCGCTCGGTGCACTTCTGTGTCACGGCTGAGAATCTCGCAGAAGCTCGCGCAAAGGCTCACGCTTACGTCATCGAAACCCGGGATCGGGCTGAGATCATCGAAATCCATACCAACCCTCACGATGAGGATATCATCCAGCTTGAGTCAATCAAGCTCGCCAACCCGGAAGAGTAAAAGGGAGGAGATCTCCCCGGAGAAAAGAAAAGCGAGATCTTTTCTTTTCTCCGCTTGACTACTCCCCCAACTAGGCCGATAGTAATTCTCATGAGCATTGAAATCTTCCAGGTTGGCAACATCTGTGAAATCCGCATGGCTTACTCCATGGAGACTAGCAGCCGCTCGGAAATGGATGAGTGGGCTTGCTGTGAGTGCGAGATTCTGGAAGTTAAGTCCAAAATGCAGGAGTGCCTTGTGTGGGTCAAGGGCAAGAATCGTGAGATCTTTGTGAACTTCGATAGGCTCAAGAAGATTCGCTAGCCGGGGAGGGATCTCCTCACAGAAAAGAAAAGCGAGATCTTTTTCACTTCTGCACTTGACGGATCAGCCAACTAGGCCGATAGTAGGTATCAAGATGAGCAACGCAAACGAGATCAGCAAGCTTACGGATGCTGCTTACAAGGCTATGCAGGAGCTTAAGAAGGCTGAGATCGCTCTGGAGAAGGCCAGGATCAAGCGCAATAAAGACACCAATGATTTTGGTGGCGAAAAGTCCTGGAATCGCGCTTATGACAAGCTGGAAGCCTGCAAGGTCGCACTTGCTACCGCTACTCAGGCTCTCAAGACCGCTAAGGAGTCTCTCTAATGTCTCCGTTCAATCTGTTTGGTGTTACTGCGGATGAGGTTGAAGCCTTCCGGGTTAGCTCTTGGAGAGCTAGGGATTTCCGTTGTGAAGAACTTTGTAACAACGCTCTTAACGGCAATCTTGACGTTCTGAGGGAGGTTGCTGATCTCCTGACTAGGAGGAGATCTCCTCAGGGATAAACCAACCTTGGATGACTGAAACGGGCTTGATGGCTACCACTGTGTCACTTGTGGGAGTAGGCCAGACCGTAAAATAGAAGTGGCCTGGCAGGGTTGATCGCCTGTCAGTAGGAAAAAGCCTCTCCGCTTAGCTTAGGAGAGTCGGACTTGATCCCCCGATGCTAACCCTAACCCAGACCTAGAAGGGCCTCTAATGCGTTTTGGTATATGCTAGACAGGGCTTGAAGCCCCGTAGGTGGAACCTTACGGCTAAGGCTTACCTGAGAATATTTCGCTTCCCCGACTTATGGAGCTTGGGTCTGTCACTTCCATAAGCGGTTATTACTTGACAGGCTCTAGGATCCCTAGCTCAATTGGTAGAGCACTGGCCTTTTAAGCCAAGGGTTAACGGTTCAAGCCCGTTGGGATCCACGATATGTTTTCAGGACAAGACTTGACGGAAATTGAGAGGTTTGAGAGACAATCCTGTAGATGGATGCTGGAAGATCTCAAGCTCTGGAAATCTCTTCCAAGAGCGTTTAACTACATTTACTTTTGGTCTTAGCTCATGCTAGCAGGAGAAGATCTCACGGACTTTAGCGTTTACGCTCTGGAGTCGGAGAAGGCTTACCTTCTGATCCTCAGGGTTGATGTAGGAATGTGCCTCAACTATTATGACTTCTTAAATTTCCAGAATTGGACTTTACTTCTCCCTAAGTGTATGGTCTGGCGAAAGTCCGTCAAGAAAGCGACTCCTAGCCGTGTTTAAGGGAAGTGATCTCCAGATTATTTTTCTGGAAGAGCGGCTTTACTCGTTTTATCTTCTCAAGGGAGTTTTCCCTAACAAGCTTGATATCAGCGAATTTGTAAAACTTTTCACTTGGAAGGATCGCATCAATGGCTTTCGCTGAGCAAACAAGCCGCACTAAGCACACTTCTCCCAACGGACGGAAGTACGAAAAGAAGAGGGCTGCTAGGCTCCGTAGGAGGGCTGAGCGCAAGGATCCGGAGAATGCTCCCAAGCGGATGATCAAGGGTTGGGCTGACTAGTGGTGTTCTTCTCAGGGGACGATCTCTCTTTTCTCCCTGGGGAGAATATCCACCGAATCCGAAATCTTTTCTCACACTTAAGCATGGTTCAATTTATGGATCTTTTCATGTGGGAACTTGCTTGACTCCAGATCCGAGAGGGCTTACCTTGTGATCCAGATGAGCAACCAGAGCAACAAGATCAAGCTTTCTCAATACTCCAACGTGGAGATCGATCCTACGGAGCCTGTTACCACGATCCAGCTTGTTGGACCTCGGGGGAAGTTCATTACGGTTATTGAGGTTGATACGCGCGTGGTTCTGGCCAAAGGCCAGATCGGAGTCAAGTGGGAGGGTAGAACGTTCCTTTACGATCAGCTTGGCTCTTTCGACAAGGGAGCGGGGGATCTTGCTGCATTCCGGGAATACGTAGAGCTTAACTAGCCTCTGAGTTGCGCTCTCCACGGTCTTAGGGTAAGCCTGGATCGTGGCACGGAAACCAGACATCAAGCGCAACGCGCGGCTAGCTTGGCTCAGTCAGGAGCTTTGCAAGGGCAAGACAGACGCTCAGATCGTTATCGGTCTGATGACAGCGTTTCCGGGTACCAGTGAGAAGCTCGCTAGGCAGGAGCTACGGGATCTCTACCAGAGATTCTCAGATATCAACGCTGACAATCTGCCAGAGCAAAAAGTGAAATTCCTGGAACTAGGCTTCCAGATGCTAGACGATATGCGTCAAGGCTTTGCGCATGGTCCGGCTGCTATGCACTTCAAGACGCTTGCAGCTATCGCAGGAGTCAACACCACTGATAAGCTCGTGGTAGACCAAACCGTAAGCACAGCCCCCGCACCAAAGGCAGACGTAGTAAGGGATCGGCTTGACAAGCTCACACAAGATCCGAAAGTCCGAGAGAGGGCTAAAAAGCTAGGTCTAGACCTTGACAGCGAATAGAGAGACAAGAGAAATAAGTCTCTTACACTTCCTAACTCCAGTTGACTTTAAAGAACCTGTAGTGTTAGGAGATCTCTGCATTTGTAATTCAGACGGAAGCAAGCTCCCTTTAAACATCGGGGATCTCTACCTACGATGTAGGTACACAGGGGAAGCCCACTCCGGTAATGGAGCATTGGAAAAAGAAAACTTTTTCAGACACAAGCGTAAGTTGAGCGTTTCCGAAGCTTGATAGCTAATCTATCGGGTGCCCCCGAATAGAAATGCTCCCCTCACAGAGCGAGAAATCGAGCTTTGGCAGACGCTAGAAGCTCTCGCAGGAACGGAATCCCTCATGGATTGGATTCCGCTCATGTCGCCTCAATTCGAGGCTCCGCGACACTTGTTAAAGCTCGCTGAGGTTCTGGTTAGGTCGCAATTTGAACCAGTCTACGTAACGATCTCGGTCCCTCCGCGACACTCCAAAACGGAGACGCTCCTACACTATGTCCCTTGGAGACTGCATAGGGATCCGACCACAGAGATCGCTTATTGCACATATGAAGCCAACCTAGCTTATACCAAGTCTCGCAGGATGAGAGAGCTTGCTGAGGCTACTGGAGTACAATTCAATAAGTCTGCCAAATCCGTAAAGGAGTGGCAGACGATCCAGGGAGGCAAGCTCATCGCTACCGGAGTCGGCGGACCCATCACAGGCAAGGGAGCCAAGCTCCTGATCATCGATGATCCGATCAAAAACCGGGAAGAGGCTGAGTCAACCGTTATCCGTCAAAAGGTCTGGGATTGGTTTACCTCAACCGCGCTTACGCGCGTAGAACCGGGAGGCTCCGTTATCGTCTGCCATACCAGATGGCATGATGATGATCTGATCGGTCGGATTAAGGCTGAGTTCGGGAGCCATGGAGAGTGGATCCATATCTCGTTTCCGGCTGTGGAAGAATTCCCGCAGGAAGATGGCTCCATCCGTCGTAAAGCCCTCTGGCCTTCTAGGTGGCCTCTGGCAGAGCTTGATCGCAAGCGTCGGCTAGTGGGAGAATACGATTGGGCTGCATTGTACCAAGGCCAACCAAGGCAAAAGGGAGGCAGGATTTTTCAATCTCCTTCCAGGTACGATCTCCCTATGATTACGGAGTCAAATGATCCGTATAAAATTATCATCGGAGCGGATCCAGCCGCTACGGAGAAAACTTCCGCTGATTACAGTGTGGCGGTAGTGATGGCTTTTACCGGGGAGTTTAACACACTAAGTTTTAAGGGAGACATCTTAGAAGTCTACCGCGATCAAGTAGAGATCCCGAAGTTTGTAGCTAGGCTCCGGGATCTGGCTCTCAAGTGGGGAGCCGCTATCGCGGTTGAGGCTGTCGGAGGCTTCAAGGCTGTGCCTCAAATGCTCCGTAACCTTGACAAGAGGCTCCGGGTTATCGAGGCCCCCGCTCTGGGAGACAAGTTCACCAGAGCGCTTCCTGTAGCCGCTGCCTGGAATGACGGAAGGATCCGGATCCCCCACTCAAGCGATTGGGGAAATGATTTCCTCGCAGAAGTTGAAAAGTTTACGGGAGTCAAGGATCGCCACGATGATCAAGTGGACGCTTTAGCCCACTGTTACAACTCGGCTCAAATGCTGATCCCCCAGATTATCACCCGGAGCCCCGTTCCGATTCCGGCTAACTTACCGTTCGGCTGAGTTATCCCGGATCGTCTTAGAAACGATCTGGAGAGCCTTAACGTTGCCGTTGAGAGCCATGGAGCAAAGCTCCGCACAAGCGTAATCCGCATGTGTGAGAGCTTCTGTCTCAAGCTTCTGGATTGCTTCCTCGGAGACTCCGAAGATATTGTAAATGCTGGGGAGGTTACAGGTAGTCATGTTCTTTACCTTTCTTAGCGCTTGTTGATCCAGCCAACAAGCTTGTTACGGGCGTCACAGAAGAGCTTAGCCTTACCGTCCTGGCCATTCTCGTGAGCCTCATCCATGACGCTATCCAGAGCGAGGAGAAGGCCCGTCATTGCGTTGTTATTGGCCTTTTTAGCGGCAAAGAAGCTCCGCGCACCGTCAAGACCCTTGGAATCGATCTCAAGGAGAACCATCATCTTAGCATCCTCAGCCGCAATCGCATTGCGTGTCTCCTCCGCGCAAAACTCGGTGTAAGAGATCCTCATAGCAGCCCGCTTAGCGTCATGCTTATCCCACTGATCCACGGTCTTGCGGATCTTGCCGATCCCGCCACAGGAGTAGCAGGAGCGGCAATCCTGAGCGCTAGCCCAATAGTTGCCAGAGCCGTTGCAGGAGGAGCACTTGCGGGAAACCTTGTTGCCGGTGTTGTTCATCTTGATACCTACTATCGGTCTTAACTGGCGATCCGTCAAGTGGAGAGAAGAAAAGATCTCACTTTTTTTTTTTGAGGGAGGAGATCCCTCCCCGGGTTAGTTCAGGGCTTCCCCGGAGAGCTTCTCTTGTTCCTCCCTAAGCTCTGCCAAAAGCTTAGCCTTCTCTTCTGCCACGAGCCTCCCAGCCTCCCTAAACGAGATGTCATGCTCAAAGCTCAGGATGCACTCAACGTGGCCGGAGGGCATACCCTCATCCAGCATGTTCCGGGTAAGTGTCCGCAGGGCTTCCGCTCGGTTGCTCAAGTCTCTGGCCATGAGGTATTCTTAGCGCTTTCAGATCCCGAAGTCAAACAGGGACCGATCAGATTTTCCGGATTTCTTTAAGCCAGGGACGATCCCGGTAGAACTTCTCACGATTATAGCGCTGGCAAGGAGAGCAACCGACGATCGCGACAAACCAAGGGATCATGGTCCCACAAAACTGACAAGGCTTGAGCGAGTCAGACATTAGAGAGAAGCCGCAATCTCGCAGGACTTGTGAGCAAAATTGCCGTCAACGATCAAGCTCGGACGCTTGCCGTTGCAGTAGGAGCAAGCCGCATGAGCGATATTGCTATCCCGGTGCCTCAGGCAAGCCGCTTCCACCATACCGCCAGAAGCCCGGAGATCCCGCACTCCAGTAGCCAGAGCGTCACAGCAATAGCACTTGACGGAGGAGAAGGGGAGGGAGACGGTCTTGATCGGGTTGCTCATCTTGGATCTCAATCTAAGGCAAGTAGGCTGCTAGGTCAAGCTCAGAAGTGAAAAGATCTGAAAAAAGATCTTAGGGAGGAGATCCCTCCCCGGAGCCTCAGGCTCTCTCAACCACTTCGCGCATTGCTTCGATCATTGACTGATATTCACTAGGCACTGGGAAAAGCTCCGGGTTTTCTTTCTGAATCCTCGCGTATGCGTCACTATAAGACTCGTATTCTGATGTAACATAGCCTACATGGCAGAGATACTTGCAAACGATTGAGAGGCTGATCTCAGCGGTGTTGCTCATCTTGGATCTCAATCTAAGGCAAGTAGGCTCAGCCGTCAAGCTCAGATCTCAAAAAAGAGAAAGGGAGGAGATCCCTTCTTCCCCTCTTTAGTGAGTTGTCCTAACGAGCTTGTGCCAGGCCATGAGGCCCTGGTTACGGGTAGGGTAGAGCTTCCGCTCCCCCACGATAAAGCAACCGGCCGGAAGCCGTGTCATAGTGGAGACGCAAAAGCCCTCACGGGTGTAAACCATGGAGATCGTGATCTCCTCCCCATAGGAGTTAACAACGTGGTGAATGCTCTCGGTGTTGCTCATCTTAAAACCAGTCTAAGGCAAGTCGTCTTGCCAGTCAAGCGAGAGGTATAAAAAAGATCAACTTTCTCGGGAGAGATCTCTTTTTTCAGAACTTCAATCAAAGGCTTGAAAGACAGCAAAGCCCTTGCCAGAGTATTGAGATCACACTCATTATACTCGGAGCCTCCCTTAAAAAGAGATTCCTCAGCAAGCTTGACAGCCTCAGCCATCTCATCAGAGTAAACTAGTACCGTAGTAATCATTAGATCCCCTCCCCAAAAGTGCTTTGACAAAAAGATCCAGGGGAGGGATCTCCTCCCCGGAGCCTCTCAGACTCCCAGAGCTTTCATGTGATCCTCAGCCCGGAACATCTCGCGGTAAAGCCTCTGCATAGTGGAGTAGCTCCGGTTAGCCTTCTCAGCCGCAGTAACCTTCTCACAAGCCTTAGACCACTTGGCAACGGCAAGGCCCATCGTGGAGAGGGAGGGGAGGGACTTGGTAACGGTCGGGTTGCTCATGTTTCTAAGTATAGTCCTCCAATCACCTAACGCAAGCCCTCAAACAAAAAAAGCGGGATCTTTTTTACAACTACTTGATCTGCTTACGGATTAAAGTTAGCCATGAGGCATGGCTACTGCCTTCCCCAAAGAGATCGACTATAAGAGCTTAAAGATCCGTCATTCTGAATACATGGCGGATTTTTGGGCTAGGTGTCGGGCGCTTTATTCGGGCGGACCGAAGCTCCTGGAAAATGATACATTGCTCTCCAAAGTCATGCCTCAGCATGGCTCAGAGCATAAAGAAGTGTACGCGGAGCGCAAAAAGCGAGCGTTTTACATCCCTTATGCTGGATCGATCGTAGACAAGATCGTTTCTGAGCTTATGGCGAAGCCTATCACGTTTGAGCTTGAGAATACGACGGAAGGTGAGTCAGACGGCGGAATTAAGGAGCGGAGCGATCTGGAAGAGGCTGAGAAGGCCCTCCCTCCCTACTACACCGATTTGATCAAGTCCTGTGGCAAGCCCGGAGGCTTGAAGATCTCTTTTAACCAGTTTGCTCGGGAGCAAATCTTTACGGCCCTACAGTGTCAGACCGCTTGGGCGATCGTAGACCTTCCGCGCAAGGGAGACAAGATCTATACCAATCGAGCGGAGCAAGAGAAGGCAGGAGCGCTCAACGCTTACATCTGTCCGATCGATCCGGAGTGTGTGGTAGATTGGGAAGAGAGAGACGACGGAGAATTATCATGGGCGATCATCCAAGATACCATAGCAAAGCGTGAAAGTATCTCCTCAAACCGGAATATTGTTACTCTCCGCTGGAGATATTACACTGAAACCGATTGGGCGATCTACGAATTGACTTACGACAAGTCTAAGAAGCCGGAAGGCCCTCCGGACACTGAGAAAGCTAGACTCGTGGAAACAGGCTCCCACGGATTTATGCGTGTACCAGTGCGGAGGATGAAACTCCCTGACGGTCTGTGGGCCATGGGGAAACTTGAAGCCATGTCAAGAGCCCACATGAATCAGAGAAACGCGCTCTCTTGGGGTCAACTCAAGGCCCTGTTTCCCGTGCCAGTGCTTTACGCTGAGGCTCCCAACCCTCTCAATCCAGTTTCCGAGGATGCCGGAAGAGTGAATCAGACGCATGGCCAGGGCTTTATGAGAGTGCTCTCCGAGAAAGATCGT